CAGGGATTAGGAGAAGGAGAATTAGAAGCAATAATTGAAGAAATAAAAGGAGACGAAGGAACGGATTGGATGATGCATTCTTAAACGTATATATAATCATATGGAGTTTTACGTAAAAAATATTGGGGAACCTAACTATAAATCTGATGTAATGCAACAGGACAGTGAATTGTCAATGTTGTTAACGCAGATACAAACAATGCTTTTCACTAGAAAGGGAGAAGTATTAGGGCAACCTAATTTTGGAGCAAACTTAGAAGATTATGTATATGAGTTAAGATATAATGACTATCAATTAAAAACAGTTATTGATAATCAAATAGCTGAATTTATACCACTAGCTTCTAAATATAACGTTAGTGTTGGTATTGAAGTAGTCGATGATGTGGCAAACCACGTAGTCTTTTTAGATATTACAGTAGATTCTAGATTCCAATTAGGAGTCTATATATAAAATTATAAAAATAAACAATGGCTGAATTTAAATTTTTAAATGCAACTAGATTAAGAGCAAACGAAATGATCTCAGATACGAGGTCATATATTTCTCGTTTATATGGAAGGACTGGCGAATTATTCACAACAGCGTCTCCATTCTCTCAAGTATTAGATGTATTATCTGAAATAACTAAACTTATTTTCTTCTACATAGAAGACGCAACGGTTGAACAAAATATATTAACTGCACAAAATAATGAATCTATTTATGGACTTGCTAGATTAGCAGGGCACGACGCATTTAGAGGAGCAAGTGCATACGGTGAAATAAAAATAAGATTAAACACGACAGCAGCTACTGATATTGCAGGAGACGCTCTTAACATACCACAAAATTCTATTATAAAATGTACGTCTAATGGTTTAGAATATATTTTAAAGACAAACAACGATCAATTTAGAATTGAAAAAAGTAATGTTAACTATATTTATATTCCAGTAACCCAAGGTAAAATAGAAACTCAAACAATAACAGCAACTGGTGAAAAATTACAATCATTCAATGTAATTACTAAGAAAAACACAGATCACCATTCAGTTAGAGTTAGTGTTAACAGTGAACTATGGACTAAATATGATTCACTATACGATATGAAAGTTGGTACCAAAGGATATTTAGTTAAAACTGGAATCAACGGAGGATTAGATATTTATTTTGGAAATGGTTCTTTTGGTGAAATTCCAGCCTCTGGTTCTTCTATTGATGTAGAATATTTAATTACTGACGGAGCAAAGGGTAATTTAACAGGATCAAAGGATCTTACTTTTAAATTTATAACTGAAGGATTTGATTCTTTAGGAGAAACTTATGACTTAAATGAGTTATTAGAATCATCTTTTACTGCGGCACCTAAAATGGGAGCAGATCCAGAACCTACTGAATTAACTAAATTAATTGCCCCATTGCAATCTCACTCATTTGTATTGGCAAACCCAGAAGCATTCGAGCACTTTCTATCAAGATACGGAATGTTCTCTTATTTAGATGCATACAATACAACAGATGACGGATACATTGACGATGATAACGTGATTTATTTATTCATGCTACCCGATACTGCTAGAAAATTAACTAAGAATAAAGATTACTTTAACTTAGAATTAGATGAATTCTTTTTCTCAAGTGATGAAAAGAATGGATTCTTAGAATTACTTGAAAATAGTGGCCAACAAATGGTAACAACTGAAGTTAAGATCGTTGAGCCAGATGTTCAATATTTTAGTATGGATGTAAAGGTTAGATATTTTGAAGGTTATAATAAACCAGCACTGTATTCTGAAATCAGATCTAAAATATCAGACTATTTAATTAATATAACAAGAAGAGATCGTTTACCAAAGTCAGACATCATAGCCCTTTTAGAGAGCATTGAGGGGATTGATTCCGTAAATGTAAGATTTATCTCGAAAGTAGAAGAAGATGCAAGGAGACAAGGATACTACACTCTAGAGAAAGTTATGGTAACACCATCAACTCCTATATTAGAAGACATTGGTAATGGAAAACAAAAATATGTTTTCTTTAAGAGAACAGTTACTGAAAGAAAGATAAGTTTTGAACCTAATGCTGCTTTACCAGAGGATGTTATTAATTTAGATTCTTTTGGAGATATTTTATTAGGTAAAGAAGAAGTTGCCTTATTTAGAGGAGGTTGGTTAGATCGTGATGGAGTTGAAATCCCAGACGATGCTAAACTAGGAGAACAGGCTGCACTATCAATTTACTTTGATGAACCCGCAGTACCAAACACAATATTTTCTAAAATACAAGCTAAAAATAGAAAAGCACTATAATGGCATCATTAATACAAAATCTATTTAAGAGCAGACAGAAAAGGAATTATAGTATTCGAGAGAGTGCGATGGATAATCGCAAAAACTTAGGTAATGATTATACAAATAACATGCTAAGAAAATCTATTTCTCCTTATATTGTTAGAAATAATAGAATGAATGATTTTATAGTTTTAATCCAAAAGGTATTATCGGATCTAGTTGGTTCGGTAACTTATTTAAAAGGATTCAAATCATTTACAACTAAAAAAGATTATAAAAACTTTAGATAATGGCAAACACTTATAGCAATCTAAGATTTTTTGATAGTGAATCTAATGACTTAAATTTAATTTATGACAATGAATTAAATATTTGGAAAGGGGTTTCATATTTACCAGTTGTTTCTACTGAGCTATATGAGACATTAACTTTACATATATTAGAAGAAGTCGTAGGGCCTTTAGGTGAAAAGTTACACGTAACTCCAATTGCAGAATCTATTGGTGAAGTTTCTTTTAAATTTAGATTTAAAGATGACTATAATACGAGCGAAGATTTATTTCTATATAGTGCTAAGCAAGATTCAGGAGAATTATACATACAAATAGATAATTCACAAGTAGGTCAACTACTGCCGGCAACTACTTCAACCTCAACATCTAACGATATAAAAGTAGTTACAGATAATTTAAAAGCCACACCAATAACTGCACAAGTTGCACTAAATTCTAGTGATGAAGGTTTTCACATTAGAACTTTAAGCATTACTGAATTAGTTGATGGTGTTGAAACTAGAGAGATTGCACAAATTAAAGTATACGGTGAAGTCGAAGGAGAGGATGAAAGACTAAGAACTTTACTTTCTAACATGGGAATGAACTTAGATGATTTAGATTATTTTATCTTTAAAGATTCTAACATACAAGAACAATCTCCTGATTTTATTATATTAAATCAAAAGCGTAAAGAATTACTTTTACAAGCTTCTCAAATCAAGCCATTTATTGGAACGTATAAAGCTCTGCTAAATGCAATTGATTTCTTTGGATACGATAAAATCACACTAAAAGAATATTGGCTAAATATCAATGAACAATCTGAAAACTTTGGAAAATTAAAAGCAGTTGCTGTTCCAAATCAAGATGTTGTTGGTTTCTTAGCTGACAAAAATAAAGGAGGAGAGTTACCAAACTCAAATCAAAAGAAAACCTCAAGGTTTAGTTTAGTGTATCGATTAAATACACCAACAGGGCTACAAGATGAGTGGGATATTCCAACAGTACAGGAGACTATTGACTATTCACCAGATGAAGTTTTAATTAAATTATACGGATTAAAAAAGAAATTACAAAAAGATTATCTTCCACTGCAAGCTAAGATTGTAGATATTACAGGTGAAGGTGATTACTTTTCTCAATTTAATCAAAACGTTTGGAACAACCAACAATCTATTAAAACACAAGACGCTGGGGTTGAATTTAACCCTGTCATTGAGCCGTCTGGTAGAAATATATTTATAGAAGATTTACGTAAAGTTGATTATAGACTTACAGGATTTGCACAGGACTTTGGTTCTATTAGTTCTTCAGATAAATTAACTATCGCGGAATCTATTACTGATTTTTATACAGAATATTACAATAGCAATTTAGATACATTTAACACAATTGATGGAATTCCAATTGGAGCCCCAATCAATTTACACATTGAAGGAATTGAAGACAGCTGGGATGCTGCTGAATTTTCTTTTATGGATGCCGAAGATACTGGTAATCACCTATTGACTTGGGATAATTGGTGGCATCGTGGAGTTTACGAAATTGAATGGGTATTAAGAGGACCAAAGAATTATCTAAGATCTTTCAGAGGGCCTATCGAAGAATATTTGCATTTTCCAATGACTTTACCTTATGTTGGTACTTATACTGTTGAGGCAAATGCATACGATTTATATAACGTTAAAAGTACTAAGATTTTAAAAGATGCGATTGAAGTTAAAAACAAAAACGTTGAAGTTTATGGATTGACTCAATTAGCACCTAAAAAATTAGACTGGAAAGAATATAAACATAAATGGGATACTGCTGGTTCTAGTTGGGATTGGTCAAGAGAAAATATCACGCCAGTTGATGAAGTAATTGGAACTTATTATTTAACAATGGATCGTGCAAATTACATATATGATCAAAATCAGTATGGAATAGCAGCGTCAACTGTTAGGAGATATTTAGATTCTAGTAGTGCAAGTGGTTTTAGTGAAACTGCTGGCCCATATCAATGGGCATCTCTTAAGGCGCATGTATGGGACGACGGACCGGAGATTACTTGGAAAATGACAAGAGTCGGCGCAGACATTAATTCTTCTTTTCAGATAGATTTAACTAATGTAATACAAGGAGATGTTTTAACAATTACACAGGAAGATCCGATAACTGGAGATTCTATCGAAGATTCATATACAATTACATCTACACTACCAACTTTACATACTGAAATCTCTTTATGGAATGACGTTGCGTTTGAATTAAGAACTTTAGATCCAGAAGAGCATCCATTGTTTTCTAAATTTAATTACAATCCAATTTTAAAAGACATAGATGCGGACGGTACTGAAGATAAATGTGAATATATATTAGTAGTTGGAAAAGAACCTTCTAGGAGTTTTGATTTTAAATCAATATCTTTTTTAAGTTCTGTGAATGCAATCAACGAGGAGATTAACTTTATAAGTTATAACCCTAGTTTTGATGACACATATATAGTAAATAGTATGGCGGAATTGCATCTTTTAAATCATATGACATTTTCGTATGATTTAAGTAACATGCCAGGAATAATTAGCCAACAGTGGAAATTAACTAACAATACATTAAATATCGAAGATATATATTATAGTAATCCAATATTAACTCACTTGTTTAGCGACAAGGGATATTATACAATATCTTTAGATTTATTGGATTCTAACGGAAATAAAAACACAGTAAATAAAAACATATTAAAAATTATTTAAAATGGCAAGTATCACAACAATTTTAGGAACAGATAGTCTATCTTCGTCAAGAATCGTATTAAACGATAATTTTCAGCAGATGAACGACGAGCTGATTAGCATCGGTAATTTACTTGATGTTAATACTCAAACACTAACCCTTACCGGGGCGGTTGCAGCATCATCATTAAATATCTCTGGTGTATTATCTGCAGATTCAACTTCAGTTATATTATCAAAACCGACAACAATCGAAGGATCATTAACTTTAGAAGAAGGTTTAATTTATTCTGTATCTACCGGTGCAGTATCAGTTATGCCCTCAACTTACACAAAATCAACATACGTTTTAGACGGTTCTGTTTTAACAGGAGTAAATGTAGTTGCATTAGGAGTAGAAGGACAATGTGTAACTTTTATCGCAGATGAAGATACTCAAATCGATGCATCTAACGTTGCGGGGGTTTCAGCTAACTTCACAATTAACGATAACGGAACATTAACACTAAGACAAGTTAATTCATTATGGTATGTAATTTCTCATGCTAACACGACATTAACATTCTAAAAAAATAAAACAAGTAAATGGCTACACCATTAATTAGAATTCCTCAAGAACAGGGAGGTACTATGTACGCTTTTTCTAGTGCTGCTAGAGATCTTACACGTGCATACTATAATCCAGATGTTGTTTTTGAATATTCGAAATTCGCTCTATTAGATTTACCAGTGGTTGCAGAACCTTCAGGTAATTCAACAAACAATTACATACAATTCGGTAATTTACATGAGGGTGGACCAGTTGCTGTTGACCCGGTAACCGGCTTACCAGGGATTGCACCTAATTATGATGCGACTTCTCCGGACGATAACGCAAATCGCCATTTTGCTACTACGTTCCAGAATTATGCGCTCAACCTTGAGAATTTTATCTTAACGGATGACGATTTTGATAGCACAATATATGCATCTGATTCAGAAAAAATCTTTTTTAAATGGTTAAATGAAATTGGAGCATTTAGAACAAGACCTGCTAATTCGCAAGAAGCAACTTCAGGTTATAATAGAGTAGTTGAAGAAGATGATTCAATTCAAAGTGGATCTGAATACGGCCAAGTAGTGAAATACTTAGGAAATGTAGACGTAACTAATGATAAAAATTATAACGGTGATACTTATAATGAAGTTTTCATTAATGTTCCTACTTCAGCTGGATACACTCCAACAGTTTTATTTAAAAATTCAACCTTTAACACAACAGCTACCGCATATCAGCCAGGTTCTTATATTAACGGAAGAGATGGCCAAGCTCACCCAGATTCTAATATTTCATTAGAGTCTCTTGCAGATTCTGAAAACGGTACAATTAATATCGATCCGAATTCAACATACAATTACGGAATTGAATGGAATCCAGTATCTTATGCTGCAATTGATGCAGACTCTAAGTTAAGTACAATTCAAGACTACTCGAAAAGAGGTGGAGATTTTAGATTCAATGCAATTTTAGTATACTATGATGTTTACTCTAAATCAAACCCAGGAAATAGAACAACTAACCTATATGGTGTTATTATATTAGACAACTGGAAATATGATCCTGCTAATACGGGATGGTATCTACCTGAATTAAGTAAATATAAGCCAAACGAAGTAACTGGACTAAACGGAAATGCATTTGCTTTAAAATTAAACGTTAAGTTTAATTCATCTTTAGATAATGTAGGTATTGAAACAAACATCAATGACTTTACAACGTTCTCGATGGATTTGTTTTTTGATACTACAAGTTCTTTAGAAAATGCTGCTAAAATATTAGCAGAAGCTAGTCATAGATTTAATATCATATCTAACAGATTAGATAGTTTAGAAAATTTAATGATGACTTCAGTTGATCAAAGCTCTATCTCTGTTAAAGTAGAAGCATTAGAGCAATCTATCGAAGATGCATCATTAAACTTTAGCAATGCTGGATCAATCTTAGATATTATATCTAAGACAAATGACAGATTAAACCAGGTTATCAGTGGTAAGATTCCAACAGCAGTTCAATACAACACAGACGTTATTGCAGCTGGAAATGGTATCTTAATAGATAAAAGTAACCCGGAAAAAATAAAAATACAAAACACAAACAACGGATATAGTCTTAATGAATTACACACATACGATTCTAGTGGAAATGTTGTTGTTGATAAAATAAGTGAAACATCACCTTGGAATCCTCAACAAGCTGCATCTGGTATTGGGATATGGACAAGACTTAAGAGATATGATAATCTAATTAGAATATACACTGAGCAAGGAGAGACGTTCACTAGTGATTTGGATATATACTTAGATGACAGCGTTATCCCTGTTAAATTAGGACATATTGTTAAATTAGCTTTTAAAACACCTATTTTAGACTTAGATAATAATGGAATTAATATATACGTAGGTAAAAAAGATAAATGGGTATTAAAAAATACGATCAACTCAACCGATCTATTAAGTAATAAGCCATATATCGAATTAGTTTGCGTTGACGAAATAAACAAGACATTCGAACTTGAAATTATAAGATAATTATGAGTGCACAAAATTCAATATCACAATTACTCGAACAGTTTCTAGAATTAAACACTAATTCACTAGAAACTTTCAATCGTATTAATGAAGCGATCTCAACTGATAAAGAAACAGTTACTGTAGATTTATGGGACCCTTCTGGCGAAGGAGTTAAGTCCGTGCAGATTCCTGCGTTTGGATATTTAAAAAGAGAAATTGAAAGACTAAATAAAAATTTAGAGTCTATTTCTGGTGTTGAAGGTAATGGAGCAAATGTAAGATTAAAAGATGGTTCTTATAGAAAAGTATATACTTCTAAACTTAAAGGTCCTTCTAAGCCAATCACATCACTAGCAGCACCTACTCAATTTAATACAAAATTAAATGAATTCTTTGAGGACTTTTTAAATCCTCTATTAACTGTTAAACTAGATGTTAGCGGTCAGATTCCAGTGGAAACTGAAAGAGTTTATATTGAAAGATTTATCTTTGATTCAACTGACGGAAATACTTCTGATTCTTTTGATGAATTATACAAAGGAGAAAGCGAAATTACATATAAGGCTTTACAAGATAAAATTACAGAAGGCGGTTTAAAATATTATTTAGACTCAGAAGTAATTGAAATGCCAATTAGATCAATACAGTATTTTGGTAACTTTGATGTGACTAAAATATCTAATGAGCAGAAGTCACAAGTTGTTGATGGTATCACTCGAACTAAAACAGTTAAGTTATTTACTCTTGACAAACTGACATACTCAGATGCATCTAAAACACTTCTAGAGACTGAAGTTTTAAAAGTTTCTGATTCATTAGTAGTTAATTCTGGAGAGCTAAAGACCAGATATATTGTAAGATCTATTGATAGTTCAACATCACAAATTGAATTAGAGTTAATTGAAGGATTTGAATCGATTAAAGTAGGTTCAAATGTGTTATCAGTATATAGAGATATTGACACAGACTTAGACGTTGAAATTAAGGTAGGATTTGATGAAAGACAAGTAATATTTATCAAACCAATTGATCCTTTATCAAACATACCGGCAAATGAATATTCTCCGGGTATTGGTTTTTATTCAAACGAATTACAAATAGCAGCCGAAGACGGTACTATTAAAACATTAGCATCTTATTATAAAAATGAGGTTGCTGATTTTGGGCAATTTATTAAAGCACTTAAAGTAGATTATATTCCACCAGCAGCAGTTGGTATAAAGCCGGATTCTCCAGCAGTTTCTACTAATGATTTAAAAGTTATCCAAATAAACAAGCATTTAACAGATAACACCACAACTAAAAAAATTAAACAACTTAAGTCAGATAAATTAGCAGCTGAACAAAGTTTAAAGAATATTAATGAGGCTATTAAGGTTAAAAAATCTCTACTAAATACTAAGAAATTTAAGTCTAAGGTTGAGAGAGATAAACAACTTAATGAATTTAAAGCCCTTGTAAACGAAAAAGCATCTGAAGTTAAATTATTTGCATCTATTGTTTCTGAAATTAAGGCAGCAGCAGAATCGGCAGATATTTCTTCAGCTACTCCAAAATTTAGAGTTAGAGGATTCTGGCCTATTCCGGCACCCAAGACTGTTGGTGATGAGCTTTCGCAAGAAGTAGTTCAATTTAAAACTAGATATAGATACGTTTCTACTTCTGGAAAAACATCAAACATTGATCAAATCGCGTTTGATGACACAACTAACGGTACTAAAAAGACTGCAGCATTCTCAAACTGGATCGAAGTCGATGGACCTGTTAGAAAGAGAGAGTTAAACGAAGACGGTAAATATGAATGGATAGTTGAAAGCGAAGAAGATGCACAAGCAGTTAATTTTAATTCAATTGATTTACCAATAAGATCTGGAGAAATTGTTGAGATTATGGTTAAATCTGTTTCAGAAGCAGGTTTCCCAGCTAATCCAATAACAAGTGAATGGACTGATGTTATTAAAGTAGAATTCCCAGAAGGTGAATTATCTACAGAATCACTAGCTGGCTTAATTTCACAAAACGAATTAGACAATTTAAAAGTTTCTTTAAAAGAAGACTTAGAATCAGTTGGTGTATATGATCACGTTGGAGATTCATTTACTGTAAACGAAAAATATTTTGCACACAATGCCTCTTCATTAGCGTCAGGCTTTTTAACAGGAGAGCAAAATCCAATTTCAGTATATGATAAGCTTTTAGAACTTCAAAACGAAGTAGAATCTTTAAGAGCTCAAATCGACGGTACTATTGGAGAATTACTAGTACAAATAATCGATGAAGATGGTAATGTAACGCCAGTATCTAATAATAGTAAAGTTAAACTATTTGCTGGATATTATATTGATGAAATTCCAACAGGAGCAGGTGGTAAAGGATTCATCGTTACTAAAAACTTTAAAATAAATCTATCTAATACTAAAGCGTCTAACTTAGAATTAATCGCAAGAATATTAGGAGATGTTGAACAACCTGCATACTCTTCTACCGATACTCAAGTATGGGGAAGACAAACAGGGGCAGTTGATCCAATAATAGCAGCAGATACATATTATACAACCGAAGGAAAATACGACTTAGTACCTGTTGTTTATCAAAATTTAGATGCTACTGAATCTGACGAAACATATTTCAATGATAGTCCGGTACAGTCATCTCAACTAAGAGGTCAATTTATGTATTCAAGGTTTATGAATCTTGCAAACGACAATGGGCATTATTTAAGAGACATTGATGGTAGTGATGGAGACATTGATTTAGGTGATACTTCAGGGTATGACAAATATGAATATGGTATTAATGATGCATATAAAATAATAGGGGTAACTGATATTGCAAACGGATCAAAATCATTTACAACTGCACAACAAGAAGCATGGGGAACGTTCGTGCAAGGGGATACTAGTTTTATCTGGAACGGTGAAACTGAACTTGATCGTAATTTAATATCACCGGACAATGTTACAGTATCTTTATACGATAATGCAATATTTATTCACGACTCTCACCCATATTCACAACAAGCAAAAGGTACTGATGGTTTAACAGCACTAGATATCGCTAAAAACGGTCTAATTGGATTACCTAAAACAGCACCTAGAAGAGCTAGTGATTTACATGGAAAACAACAAACCGCATTTAAATTAACTCCGACTATTATTGATGCTACTAATGGAAATTTAACGTATGGTACAAGAACTGCTTTAAAAAATTCATTTGAACCGAATGATCAATACTTATTAGGAGGACATTCATGTGGATCTTTCTTATACATATCTCCGCTAGGTAAAGACGCCTTAACAGTTGATGCTAGTAATAAAAGGGGTAAAAAGATAATCGAAGGAAATAGCTCTAACGCAATAACGGTTGATTTAGTATATCAATACAGAATGACAGATTATTATGGTGAAGAAGATACTACTAGAGGTAGAGTTGGAGGTATACTTACTAACACTTTACAAAATTTAACATATTCTAAAGTAATTGGTATAGATATCGTAGATTCAAACGGTAATGATTTCCAATTCGATATTGAAGTATATTCTAAATATAGAGCGACTGGTAAAAATATAAATTCTATAACGTCATCAATGTTAACTAATTATACAACAACCGGTAAATATACTCCGTTTAGAGGTAGAAACGTTGATTTTTCACTACCTAACATTAGAGAAGAATTTTAGACATAACCTGATAAAGGGACCTCTTAAAATTATGATATATAATTTAACTAAAAAGAGGTCCCAGTAATGGCTATAAATTTTAACACAAATAATAAAGAGGAGGAATCTTCATTCGCACTACTAAGAACAAACCCAAAGTTAACTAGCAATTTAAAGTTAATTGTTGATTCTGCGGAGAATATGTTTTTAGGTGCCTTTAAGGCTAACAAAGTTCTTTCAAAGGTAGAATATCAAAAGTTTGAAGTTTCAGATACAGGAATTTACTCAAATGATGTTGCTCGATTTTTTAAAGGAGCACCTGTTGACGAAAGGTTTCAAACATTAAAAAAATACTCTGACATTACTCCATATTCAGATTACTCATTTCAATATGAGGATCAATATAATTATGGTGCAAGTTTTAATTCAACTAAGCTATACGACGAACAGTATAAGCTTTTTGCTCCTATCTGGTTAGACCGTAGAATCCCTAAAAAATTCATAGTATATCGAGTTGATGATGTTGATTATAAAAACAAATACAACGAAAATACTCTCGGTCAAAATGATAGAATTCTAGAGTTATTAGAATCTGCGACAATTGTTAAAGCATTTGATCTTACTAGAAAAAGTAACATTGGAAGATATCTACATTCACATGTATTTGATAAAGGCATGCCAGAGTCTGCTATTGAATTTAACTTTTCAGACAACTGTGCCGTATTATACAAAGGAATCGATACAACTAAAGGCGGATTTGTTTCTAAGAAAGACTTTATTGCAGAAGACTATATTCAGCAAGATAATTTAGAAATTAACACCAACGAAATAATTACAAAAGGGTTTGAAAGACATGGTGTAATCTCAGCTAATTTAATTAATCTTGAGTTTATGTTTGATGATTATTCAGCAGAAGATTATAAGATTTACAGGTACTTTGGATTATATGTTGATGATATTGAAGAAGGTACTTTTAATATTAACTCAGTATCTTCTAATAACGTTGTAAGTATTGAACCAAATACAACACACACGGTATATGACGTTGTCGGAGCGGGAATAACTCACGAGGATATGTTACCAAAAACTGCTGAGCTAAAGTTGCCTACGCTTTCTTATATTAATTTAGGAGAAGATTCATTTTTACATATAAAGAACAATCAAAAGGTAGAAAATTTACAAATACCAGTTACTAGCAGTATTGATATTAGTAGTTTAATAAAATCAACTAATTATGCAATTGCACAAAATAAACTGCAAGCTCTTTCTAAAAAAATTATAAACAAACCATTTATAAAGTTTGAAATAACGAACAGGCCAATAATAAACGATAGATTTTATATTGGGGATAAAACAGAGATTGAAATATCAAATCATGTTATTTATGATTTTACATTAATAGCAGATGATAACTTACCTGCTGGTAATTTCTCTGGTAATAAGTTTTCAAACCAAGGTACTTTGGAGCAAGTTGCAATAACTATTAGTAGACTGATTGCAGATATATCTAATTATAAAACAAAAGTAGACGGTAGATCTGTTATTGTTGAAGATTATGCAAATGGAGATAATAGAAATAGATTATCATTCGGACTATATGATTTAAATGCTTCTGATTTTATAAATATTGAAGTTGCTAAAGAAGATCATACAGGGTTACAAAATTACACAGGTACTCAATTTGATGACTGGTCATTATATACCGCATCGGGCGGATCTAAAGTAGGAGCTGCTTTCTTGGTAGATGCTAGCGAATTAGGAGAAGCCAGCGTAGGCCAATATGTAAAGCATTCTAATTTAACTAAATACTTTAGAATAATAGATATTGTAGAGGACCATGCAAATAAAGACACGTATAGAGTTGTTTTAAATAATGAATTTAAAATACCAAGTGACGGTACAATTCAATTATACAATAAGTTTACCCCTAGTTTTGGTAAATTTAGTGCGTATTCGATAAAAGATTTTGATTTTGATTTTTATTCAACTAAAAATTCAGAATTAGGAGAATTAGAGTATGAATCTTTTGGTGAAGGTTATGTGCCTTCTGATAATTTTGCAGGATTGTCTCCCGTATTATATCAAGAGACTATAGAAGAAAATGCGGCAGCTGCTAACATTAGCTCAGAATATGATAGATTACATGAAAACGAGTTAAAGGAAACCTCTCTTAAAAGTAGAATAGTACCTACCATTATGAAATATTCATTAAAGAATGGTACAAACGCTAGAAATTTACCTTATATTTTAAATATAAGTGAAGCATTCGGTCCTAACAATCTTTCTCCTGAAATAAGATTAGAATCAGGTAGAAATTATGATAACTTAAATATGGAGCATTTCCATTTTAACGAAATACCAGCAAGTTTTCATGATAACAATACCCTCACTGGATTATCCTCATTCACGAGCTTTACAACAACTGAAGGAATAAGTTTAGGTCAATTAAAATCTACCTTAGTAGATTATTTTAGTCTGTACTTTAGATGGAATGGAGCAGTTAATCAAAATGACGGAATGTGGATAGATGATAAATCTAAAAAGCTATACACTAAATTCAACGGAGGTACGTCTGAGTTAGAACCTAGTACAGTATTTAGAGGATTGCGATATATTTATAAAAAAAGAAAGGAGTTCATTAAAAGTGCTCCTACCTCATTTGAGAAAACAACAGATGTTAATTCTTTTAAATTTGGAGTTACGCTACAATATGAGAAAGATGGAGAATCTAATTCAGTACAATATCGAGTTATTAAAAACGACACATTTAAATTTATTTGTGTAGTTATTACAATAAATGTTAAAGAAAATATAGTAGATTACTTAGATCGTTCATCGGTTTATGAATTACAAGATATTAAAGAAGAAATATTAGACGTTAACGGCGATCCTATTGATAGTATTATTGACACAGATATATCTTTTGAAATAGACTTAAGTAGATCTGATTGGCCACAAAATCCTAATGATGAAGTTATAGTATATGCAAGTCAATTAGCAGTAAGTGGAGGAACATCTGCATTTACTAAAGAGATTACGCTGAATGAAGATGGAAAATATTCATGGATATATTTTCCATATGAAGCAAATGGACAAACTCAATACGCATGTATGAAGGTGGTTTCAATTATTAATGACGATCAAATTATTGTTTCTGGATTACCTATCCCATTCACGTTAGAGGATGGTCCAGTCTTTGGAGGATTTCCATTAGATCCACAATTATTAGACTATATACCAACAAGTACTGTGTTTAAATATTGGAGAACTGGTTCAGCGGGTTGGAAAAATATACTAGAAGAAATAGTATCGTACAACTTTGCAAAGAGATTTAATAATTTTGGAGAAGTATTTTATACTAGAGTAGATGGTAATTTTCCAGATCAAGAATTTATTGATGATTTTGTTTTAGAAGTACAAGACGGTGTTGAAGTAGTTAAACCTTCAGTGCTTGATACTGCAATTGACGGCGACAGACCAAGATCTTATAGATTAAGTTCAGAAGAGATTGGTAAAATATTAAAAGAAAGAGAAGATGGTGGATACTTTACTGTTCTAAGAAGAATGAATGGCGAATATAATCCAATGTTTAACGATGTAGTAGATTTCACAGATATCTATACAGTACAATCTACCTTAATTCCAGATTTAAATATAGTTGAAGGATTATTACAAAGTCCAGCCCCTGGTAATTTTGCTAACGCTAGAACAGGCGGGGATCTAGAAGGTATTATTATACCTTATCCAATAGACCATCCAGGAAGTCAATCGGACGCTGAAGTGACATTAACCCAACAAACTATTGGATTATACTCAGATGAAATAGAAGATAGATGGAGAGAAAGATTAATATACAATAAATTTAAAAACTTAGGAATAGCGTTTGCATCTTATAAAAATGTAAACGAATCTTATGGTTACGTAAATAATTACTATTATCATAAAGTAAATGATGAAAATTCTAAAAATTTATTAAAACTATCAGAAACATCAGATAAATTACCACTATATCCTGTTATTGGAGAGATCGCAATTGATAAAAAAGATTTTAATATATTTAAGTCTAAGTATGCTAGCGATTATTTTACAAAATCTATCGCAGGGGCAACTAGTGAAGAAGTTTATGGAACTTTAAGCCCTGTAGAATTAAAGTCATTTATGGCTTCAACAATTATGAAGGTTAAAGATCAATATGATTTAACTAGTTTTTCAGATACGTTAGAAGAATCTCTTGATTCTTTAGATTATATTAGATTTAATAAATTAAATAAAACAGCAATCCACTGGATTGAAAATGATTCAGAAATTATTGCAGATTTTTATTTACCAAAAACAATATATAACGAATTACTAGAAGATGGGATTCAACATAAATTTAGTAAGTATTTAACTTCTGAAAATTCTTTCGGAGACAAATCAACAATACAAGATGATTTAGAAAAATATGTTTATTCTAATATTGTTTCTAGATTTATTATAGACAGCACCGAAATATATGGAATCTCTGGTAAAAATATAACAACTAGTTTTATCTCAGTTAATTCACCAGAAGAATTAACCGATGGTAGATTTGTTAAACAAACAAACTTTGATATTCAAGGATATCAGAATGACGGTTTAAGTTTTAGATTAATATATAATAAAAAACCAGGTTTTAAATATCATTTAAAACTACATATCAAAATACAAGCGTAACCAATATGTCAATAAATATTAAAGAAATATTTAAGAGTGATCTAGATCCTAACAGTTCTAATTGGTGGGCAAAAGATAAAATAGATAAACTTAATTTTAATTTTGGTCAACTATCAAACGGAGGAATGTCAGGTCCTATGGGAAGTCAAGGAATTCCTGGAGAAACTGGTATTAGAGGAGATCAAGGTGTAGAAGGATCACAAGGACCTAGAGGAACTCAGGGATTTGTTGGAACGCCAGCAATATCAATATGGAAATCAAATATTGGTCAAAATAATATAACGCTACTGCCAAATGCAATGCAAGGTGTTGAATTCTCAGCAGTAGGTCTTATAACAGGTAAAAATAATCAACCTAATAGTGATTATGATGTAGCACTTCCATTTGACGGAATATCATCGACTGCTGCTGTATTTTATGGAGCAGTAGATAGAGCTAATTTTGCGTTAGATAATGATTTTGAAGTTGCTTCTGGTAAACATACATTTGCAAACAATACATTAAATATTGGAGATCCAATTAACCAAAATGGTAATTTGCATATTAATTTTGATTTAGATAATACTACAATTAATTTATACACGTCGAACAATGATGTTGGTGATAATGTAGCAACACAATCTGCAATTACCTTTCAATCTACTTTATTAAAAATAGACAAATCAAGTATATTTAATGAGGAAGTAAATATAAACACTCTAAAATATACACTAAACGCAGCAAACGATCAAGTCTTAATTTCAACAGATAATGATGGAACAGTTATTTGGAAAAGTAAGTATGAAGTTTTTGGAGCTCTTCCAATTGGTTCAATTATGTCGATTCCTTTTAGTGAATTTAACGAAACTAACTTTCATCTATACGCTGATAATCCTATCACTGATGGAGTTGATGGTTTATTACAAAACGTGCATGGTAGAGGAAGATTAGATACCGCATTTGAAGGATGGTATTTATGTAATGGACAAACTTGGGAACTTGGAGGTATAGTTTCACATGATGTTCCTAACTTAAATTCTTATAATTTTACTATAGATTCTAACGGACTAGATCAAGATCAAATAACAAACGGAGGTGATAATACACCTATAATAATCGGAGGTGCTAGTTTAGAAATAGACGCAAATTACAACGCAACAAGCACAGGATATGATATTGATACACTTAATATTAACACTACTGATATACAGCACAGCTGGAGTACATTATCAAACACATACGAACAAACTAGAATGATTCATTTAATTAATTTAGGTGAAACTTCTTTATATTGGAAATCAGTTCCCGGTGCGGTTATACCAACAGAAACGATTCAACTTTCTATTCCACAAGATACTTCACAAGCAGCCTGTGATGCAATTACACAATTACAATATACATGGACTGGGGTTGGGATAGACTGGGTAACTGGGAATGTTTCCGGAACACAATTATATTTAAACGGAGCACTTGCAACAGGAAACAAGTGGTATGAAAAAGACGGAACAGCGAGGCTATGGACAGGTACGGCATGGAGTACTACTAATATATGTTTAGTTCCATCAGGATATCCTTTACAATATTCAAGTGACGACGTTAGGGATTTAAACTGGGCAACACCGCCAACCGGTACATACACTGATTATATAATAGACGCAACTTTCTTAAAGTTTGCAACAACAATAAAGAACCTAAATGGAACTTTTGCAGCGGCCGGCTGGTATCGAGCAACTGATAGTTCTCAAGCCGCATGGTATAGAGTTTATTGGGACGGATTTCAAATACAACATAGAACTGCAATGAGTTACATACACTATGCTGGTAAATTAACTCCATACACATTGACTGGCCCTAATGCATGTTTTTCAACTGAAAGCGACATTGATGTATATTACCACTCTACAAATGCAATGGCATATAATTCAAACATCTTATTTAATTTACATACAAATAGTAATACACTATTAGTTAATAAAAATTGGGCAGCTAATACATCTAATGATATTGGAAAATATGATCTAGCGTTGATTGCAAATCAAAATAGACCAGGGGCATCAGTGCCTTGGGCACAATTAGTAGAAATGCTACCGGGATCTACTGTATTTGCTAGTATAACGACCAACAGTAAGTTAACAAACTATAATACATGTATATAGCCCTGAATATAAAAGAATATATAGAATATAAATAAATATAGATTTAAAAATGGCGATTAATTTAAAACAAATACTGTTATCAGACACAGATAACATAAAACTTGAAAAGGTTAATTATAACTTTGATCAAATAGTTGCCAATGGAGGAGGACCTCAAGGAGTTGTTGGAGACCCAGGAGCTATGGGATATCAAGGAGTTACTGGATACCAAGGAGATCAAGGAATACCTGGCGAACAGGGATTTCAAGGAGCTGATGGAGATAGTGGAGAACTTGTTTGGAAAGAAAACCTAGGATCAGCCTCAAAAACTATATTGCCAATACATGATGCATTAACAACACCTAACGCACCGACAATTGCAATTGGTTATAAATCTAATTCTCAATTTTACATAAATGAAGTTGAAGAATCTACATCTTTATTAATTAACAAAGATGATGTTTTACAAAATAACTTAGAATTAAGAACTGAAGGTAGCTTAGATGCTTTTTATTATAGATTAAGAACTGACAATAGTATACATACAATGCAAACTGGGTTTAAATTAAGCTCAGGTACTGCGGTTTTAAATCAGTATGCAAGCGAATGGAACTGGATTAGTGAAACTACACAGAATACGCTAATAACGCTTGATAGCACTAAATTACAAGTAGATATAGAATCTGAATTTAACGAGCCAGTTTCTATTAATAATACTTTAAAAATAAGTGGAACCAATTCTGGAGCAGCCGTTGATAAAATAGCAATATCTACAGATGCTGATGGTACTGTTGATTTTAAATCAATTGATGAAATTGGAGGAGTAGTTCCAATTGGAACAATAGTTTCAGTTGATCCTGCATTCTTTAATAGTTCTAATTTTAAATTAACAGAAACAAATGTTACGGCACCGTCGGATGCACCTATTGAAATCAGAGTAGGTTCTGGTATTAATAATTTTGCCGGCTGGTATTTATGTAATGGACAAACATGGAGCAATGGATTAGATCCGGCTACAATCGGATACATTGGATATCAAACAGAAGATTTAAATTCTTTTTCTTATAGTATTGATGAAAATCCAGCAACAATAGACCCAGATAGCCAAGGTGAAGTAAACGTTACAAATAACAGTGTTCCGTTAATTGGAGGGGCTGATGTTGCAATGGCAGCAACTTATAGTGCTCCAAACTACAATATATCAGGAACGGTACAGACCAGCAGTCAACCTATTTCTTCAGATAGCGGCGGTACAACATTCATCTTAAAAAGATTACCTCAAATAATTTATTTAGGTACTGAAGATTTATTCTGGCAAGATAAGGG